GAATGTTTCGGCTGAAGGTATGCAATCAAATGCAAATGAAGATCGCGGGAAAGAACTTGGCGTTGCTCTTGCTTCAGCGATACAATCAGAATTAATAAAACAAAAAAGGCCCGGCGGTTTATTAGCAACTTAAAATGGCAACCTTTCCAAGCGTCACACCAACATATCAAGGCTTTTCAAAAAAATCTGCTCCCGCTGTTCGCACAGTAAGGTTTGCAGATGGATTTGAACAGAGAATATTTTTTGGATTAGCAAGCAATCAAAACCCGAAAGTTTACAATGTAAGTTTTGAATTGAGCGAAACAGAATCAGATGTTGTTGAAGCGTTTCTTGATAGCCGTGCAAACGATCAAGAAAGTTTTACATTTACACCGCCCGGCGAAGGATTTACAAAAACAGGAACATATTCTCAATCAGGAACTACAGTAACAATTACGATTTCAAATCATGGTGTTGCAATAGGCGATGTTTTGACAATCGACTACACATCAGGGTCTGCAACTGATGGTTCTTTTACAGTTGCAACAGCGGTTGATGCAAACACTTTTACAGTTACAGCCGCTTCAAGTGCAACAAATAGCGGAAATGTTTCAATCACTCTTTCAGGTGCAAAGAAATTTGTTTGCGAAACTTGGTCGAAATCAATACCTTATAACAACAGGGCGTCAATCAGCGCTACATTCAGGCAAGTATTTGAAGCATGAGTACAGATAAAATTGTAAGTGAATTACAGAATGTCAACCCGTCAGCGGTAATTGAACTGTTTACTTTGACTCTTGATAATTCACTACACGGCGCAACAACAACTTATCGTTTTCATGCGGGAACAAGTTTAAAAGATAATGGTGAAATAATTTGGCAAGGTAACGCATATACAAGATTTCCTGTTCAGGCAGAAGGTTTTCAATATGGAAAAGGGCAACTTCCGCGCCCAACCCTTACTTTTTCAAATGCTCTTGGAACACTTTCAGCAATCCTTCTTACAGTAAACGATGTTACTACGGGAAACGATTTGACAGGTGCAACTGTAAAAAGAATAAGAACTCAGGCAAAATTTATTGATGCGGCGAATTTTCCAAGCAATGTAAACCCATATGGAACCCCAGACAGCACGGCAGAATTTCCGCAAGAAATATACATTATTGACAGAAAATCGGCGGAAAATCGAACTGTTGTTTCTTTTGAACTTGCGGCGGTTTT